TTATCTTACCTGATACATCGCTAGGTGTTATAGTACCAGCTGGATTAGTGGTCGTTAAAGTAAATGCATACTTAGGGATAGAGTTGAATGGGACATTAGATACAGTCCAATCAGTATCTGAAGCGCCACGTACTATTTGTTTGGGTTCTAAATCTTCATGCACAACAATGAGTGTATCAGCAGATTGTGTCCAACAAAGATTAGATAGATACGTGCTACCAATCCCCGTACTTGTTTCTGTATGAACCAATGCTTTGTCTTTATATACATACATTGTGTCATCAGTAAAACACAACATATAACTGTCATCTACTGAAAACTCAAAGTGAATAAGCCTTACACCATTAGCAGGCGAACCGCCAAGTTCGTTAATAAACTTTGTACCCTGTCTTCTAGTCACCCCACCTTGTGGTTGACAGATAACATTTTGTGCAGTTTCTAAAGCATTCTCGTAAGCTTTAAGATCAATACGAGACCTTACAAGTGGATCTAATTCACCTGTAGTAAAGTTCGTTTGTATGCTTACAAATCGAGCCATTAATACCTCACATCAATTAATGAGAAATCTTGGAATGCATTAGTAGGTTGTCCTTGTCCATCAATATTCATTGCTTGTCGCATAAATCCACCACGACCATTCTCCCCTGGAGTTCCTTGAGCCACTGCTCTCCAGTAGTCAGACTTCTCTGTCTGATCGGTAATAGGTAAAGCAATATGCCAAGTTAATTGGTATTTAAGCAACTGAACAAAGTAATGCGGCAAAGCAAACTCAGCTACATTATACTGATAATCAATATAAACCTTTTCATAATCTGTAAGTATCTTATCACCCATTAATCTATATTCTCTTCTTACTGGGCCACCAATGTCAGCAGTATCATATACAGCTCTTGGAACGCCAACCATGTCTGATGGCATTTGATATTGGTACTTATATTCGTTGGTTGGTGTCGTAATTAGCCTAGCTAACTGCACCTTTTTAAATGAGAAAGACCAGGGATAACTGGCCAATGTCTTAATCTTAATGTCCGGATAAAGTCGGTCACAAATGTTTGCCTCATCCGTTCCTTCCGTAAATGAAGATATAGGGTTAGCCCCTAACATCAACAATGCGTCAGAACATATTTTAATATCGGTATCACCTGTTGCCATTTACTTTCTCCAAATGTGCAAATAGGTGAGAGCCTAAACCCCCACCTTCTGCATTATTGCTGTTACTTAGTCAGCGTCTGCCACTGATATTGCTGTACCATCAGATAAATCAACTACTTTAGAAACGTTTGAAAGTACAACGGATAGTGTTGCTGTAGGAACAGATGCGTCCCACAGGTATACTAAATCGCCTGCTTTTAAAACGCTATAAGCGTTATTGAAATAACCTTCTGTATTCATATCAGCAAGTGTGTCAGTACCAGGTGCTGTGTATGACCACATCTGTGGAGCTTTACCAGCCTTAGACTGCCCACCGATAGGTTGCAAATTGTCTTGTGTATAAGCCATATGTTATCTCCTATTAAGCTTCACGACATGTGAGTTGAACAATACCTTCAGCATCGATTGCAACTGATGCAGCAGAGAACATAGCATTCACGAGGAATGATGTTTTTTCTGGTACATAGTTAATCTCTGTCTTAGGACCAATACCTTCAGCATAACCCATAGATTGTTTATGGAATGCAAAAAGAGTTCTATCTAAAGAACCATCAACAGCTAAACCACCTTCAGCACGATCGCCTAATGTGTGGAATGTGAAACCTAAGAATGTATTGATTTCACCAGCAACTAAAGCTTTAACAGTGTTAAAGTCAGATGATGTTACTGCTGTTTCTGATAGTAAAGATGCTAGGTTGTTAGCATGAAGAATGATGTGACGATCTTGCGGTGGCACGTTATTCTTATCTAGTAACTTCTTAGCTTCACGTAGTTTAGCTACGTTAAGGTTTGTGTCAGTACCACCGATGTCGTTGGCAACTGTGTTAGTTGTACCTGAAGCAGCAAGTGCGTCAAGAATTAATTGATCTTGTCTACGGCCAATAGCGGTTGCTACTACTTGTACCAACTCTTGTCTTTCGTCAAAATTAACTTTTTGTTGCATGAAAATGTCTGAGTATTCAGCTGCATTCCAATCTTCAAGTGTAGCTGTTACTTGACTGAAGTCCACGTTAAGTGGAGTTACGTCTGTTTGTGGTACACGTAATGTAGCCACGCCTTTCCCAACTTTAGGGAATTTTACTGTTGCACCTTCAACGCCGCGTCTTTGTCTAGTTGCACCAACCAATTGTGCTTTCGCTTGGTAAGCCTGATGAACTTCGGCATCAAAGAGTGTTACAAAAGCATTAGATAATCCAATAGCCATTGTTGTTTCTCCTTAGAAATTAATAAAATAAATTAATCGCTGTGGTATGCCAGAGACCTGGGCCAGTGCTTGCTATTTACGATAGCCATTCGACAAGGTTACTTGTGTTAAGGGTTGTATTTAATGGTGCTTTACAATATGCCTTACCCATGAATATACCACAGATAAGGCGTATTTGCAATGAATTACGAGTTGAAGTTCTGAGCGAACGCTCTTTCTACTTTAGCTCGATAAGATGGGTCAGTTGTATATAAAGGATCAGACACCATTTGGTATAACTCGTCCTTAGATGGTGCGCCTTCAACTGGAGCAGCTTCAACAGGAAGTCTGCCTTCGTATGATGATCTAAGTTTTTCTAAAGCATTTAAGCCTTTGGCAGTACCGCCCATCACCTTAAACTCTTCAAAGTCACCCTTAGACCAAACGCCTTTATTAACAAGACCAGAAGCCCATTTAACCATGCCATTGATTCTTGCATCAGCATTAGGTCCTAGTTGCTTCATCTCATTTTCTACATTTACTTGATAGGTATTGTTTTGATCGCCTTGCATAGATACAACTTGACCAACCAAACTATCTAGCGCTACTTGACTCACGCCATTTTCTTTTGCCCAACCCATTACATGTTCTCTAATTGGATCGTCCTCAGGGGTATCACCAAAAGCAGATGTGTCATACTTACCATCGGCTGGTGCTTTATGTTTACCTTGTGATATTTGTTTACGTAGATCAGTCCAAGATTTTGCTATGGCTTCTAAATCTGGTTCGGCTTCTTCACCTTTCCAAAAGTTTTCTGGCCACCAATCTGGTCTTTCTAGTGGGTCATCATCTTCACCTTGAGCTTCGAAGTCTTCCTTTGCTTTAAGCTCTTCGGGATCACGATGATCTATTTCTACTTGGTTTGTATCTGTACTAGCTTCCTCAACTTCTGGTGATGCTCCATCGAGTAGGCCAGTCGATTCAGTTTCTTGAACACTAGGCTCGATTGCTTCTTCCATTATAATTTCCTTGCTCTAATTATCCTTGCTTCTAAATCCCTAATTAACGAATTTTGCCCTTCTCGATAAAATGCATAACTAGGATCGCTTCCCGGCAAGGCTACGGGTTGCTCCAAAATAGACTGGCGTAACCAATCCATCAGTTTCTTTCCGTCTTCATCACCTAACACTCTTAATGTTAAGCGATCTAAATCATCTCTAGCTTGACTAACATCACGTACGTCAAGAGGTAGTGCTTGTTCTAAATCATCCCATCCTGCCATAATCTATCCTTATTGTTGCATTGCCTGTTCAGCCATCTGTGTTGCCATTTGCCCGGCTGCTTCAGGGTTTTGTTGTGCCATCTGTTGTGCCATCTGTTCTGCTTGCTGCTGCATCATTTGGCGCTCAGCTGGTGTTGGTCTAAGCTTCTGAGGTACGCCTAACTTCTCTGCAATGTAATCTAACATCACATCTACTTTAATTGCCATCTGACCTTGTGGTCCAGCTTGCTGTGCAATCTGTGCGTATTGTAAGATGTTCTGTACATCATCCATGTTCTGTGCCATAGCTAATGGAGCTACTGGAGCAATCTTAATTTCCAATCCATTTACTTTTAATGGCAGATCAATGATACCTTTTTGATCCATCACTTGCAGCATCTTAGAAACAATAGGAATCATAGTTTCGTTAATCAATCTTCCGAACGCTGATCCTAGGTTCTGAGATAACTCTTTCATACGTTCAACAACTTCTGTTGCAGACCTTGCACTCATGTTATCAGGTGGTAAACTTTCGTCAAGTAACACACGCTTAATGTTTGCACGTAAATCATTAATAATAATTTGAGATACGTTAAAGTCACCAGCTCTTGGTAATGGTCTTAATGACTCACCTTGTGGCCCTCCATTACGTGCTACAGGAATAATTGCTCCAGGCATAATCTTAACTGTATTAGGATTCAGGACACCATCATCAGCAGCTGTGTACACGCCACTAATAGCTAGAGAAGCATTCTTTAATAGCAACTCTAATGTTTTGTTTAGTGTTTTAATATCAGGTAATGCAGTAATAAGTGGTCCACGTCCGTATATTTCACCAGCTACCTTAGAGTATCTAGCTACAATCCAAGGACTATAAGGCATACGTTTATATAACAGTTCCATCTTAGAGTCTTTGTGTATCACATGATAACAATAATCACCACGTTTCTGATCTAGCAAAGTAGCTTCAATCAACTCTAGCTCTTCTGTTGGCTTCTGGTCAATCTTTTTTTGTAGCTCTTCTGGAATCTTAATGTCCGGCCATTGTCTTTGTAATGCTTCGCCTTTGATGCGCATACGTCTGTACACATTATCAATGTTACCATTAGCACCTTCTTCTAAAGATACTAGAAACTGAGGAACTGGGATAAAGTTAATGGGTGACACATCATCACCTGGCTGTACCATCATAACCGCAGTACCTACAGATAAGTCTAATAAAAACTCACCAATGGCAATATCAAAATTAGATTGTTTAAGTGTGGTAAACATTACGTTACTATATGAATCCAGTGCTGCTTGTGCTTCAGCCTTTCTATCTTCCGGAATATCTGGTCCTGGTTCTAATCGACACCATTGTCTTTGTGGAGGAAATACGCCAGACTGCATTCTGTTAGCAAAGCGTTGTGTAGAGTTGATGGCAGTAGAATCAAACACACGATTCATCTTTTTATTACCACCTACTTTTCCATCATAATGTCCGTCATAAAGGTTACGTTGTGGCAATGCAAACTCATATGCTTCTTCATATAAGTTTCTAAAGTCCTCTTTTTTTGTTAAAGCTTTCTCATGTCTATTTAAAACATCTTCAGCTTTTAGTCTCATCATTGCTACCATGATTATCCTTTTTTATGTCTGTTTGCAAAATTACGTGCTGCTTCTTTACTACCAAAACCCCATTTCTTTAATGCAAGTTTTAATCTTGTTGGTCTACCTTTCTCGTCTTTTAAAGGTCCAGCCATACCGCTAAAACGAGCAGCGAAAGATACACGCCTACTATCAGTGCCAGATCCTTGCGGTCTTTTAAGGTTAGCACCTTCTGTTTTTTTAAAGTATTTTCTTCCTGCTTCATTAAGTCCACCTTTTGGATTTTGATATTTCTTAGCAGTCATAGTTAAGCTTTCTTCTTTTTAGGGAATCCAGCTTTCATCTGTGCATAAGCTTTATCAGAAATAGTTGACTTCTTCTTTGTTCTGCTAGTGCCTGCTTTTTTTCTTGCGTTGATGTTTGCATATAATCCTGGTTTATTCATACCACTCTAACTCCAAAGTTGCGTATTGTGATGATCCACTAACATTTTGTAATCTAATTACGTATGTTGTTAATGGTGCTAAAAGAAATTGTGATGATTCTCCACTTCCACCGCCTGCTCTTTTTTTGACTCCGCCAGCAATAAGCTCTTCAAATAATTCAGTTCCTAAGGTAGTGATGGTTGGATCTAATAATATGGCAGTGTCGCTTGTAATGCTGTCTTGTCTACTTCTAGCAATAGCAGTTTTAGCTGTACCTCCAGTAACTGTTGATCCTTCATATAACTGTATTTCGCCATCTCCACCACATATTCCACCAATAGTCAGATGCAATCTTGTACCAGATCCTGAAGCAATAGCAAACGTTATATACCCATCATCAGCTAACGGCGTTCCGTTCTTTCTATTCTCATACATAAAGAATGCTCGTCCTTCATGTAGTCTGTGGTGATTAACATCTTCCATAACTACAGGATGCTCTGATCCAGTAGCTAGTTGATTGCCTTCTCTGTCTATGTATGTTGGTGTTACAAACCTTGACTTAGTGGTTTCTGATTCTCTTTTTACATAAATTTCCATTACGCCCACTCACTGTATTGAATTCGTAAACATCCTATATTGATAAGAAAATGAGATATAATCTCGCCTGAATGCCACTCAGATTCAGTCCATTCAATACCAAAGCTTATTCCCCAATACCAATGCCAGCTCCACATACTACTTACTCAGAAGCTTCTTAATCATCTTCAACATTTTCTCTCTATCAGACTTATTTCCTTTCTTCTCATCTTCGTAATACTTGTCATAACCTTCGTCAGTCTTCTTATCTATATTCTTTTCCATTTGCTTTTTCAGCATTTCTTTTTGTTTCTTTGTTAAGTCTTTATCTCCCACTACTTTGTCTCCTCTAAAAATTGACTATAATCTAAACTAAACTTAGCTTTTCTGTCCTCAGATACATCTTTACTAAACTTCTTACCACCAGCCCAGTGATTATTAAACCAAAAGTTATTGATAGTTTGTCGACCAGTAGTTACATTACTGATGTTGGCCTTTGGCTTTTGCAAGAAATCATACACAAGTAAAGCCGCTTGCTGCCCTACCGACAACTTACTAGCATCCAACATTTGTTTTTCAATTACTTTCTTTGCATAAGCGGGAACTGATTTGCCTTTAAGCTTGTCTAGCTCTACTGTGTTATGTAAGTTATATACTGTTCTATTTGCTGCAGTAAGTAAACTTTTAGGCTCAAACTGAAACAACCCCTTACCTTTACCATCTAGCCCTTGAGCTTCTGGGTCCATTCTTGATTCATGAAATGCAATAGGAAGTAGTATCTTATCTACAATAACTTCTCTTGTGATCGTAGGATCTTCCACTTGCTTAACACTTACCGCTCGATCTAATGCATCCAATGCATCTTGGTCAGCTAGTATTTGCTTCCTGATAGTTTTAATATCCATATTATAGTTTTTGTCCTGCTCCAAGAATAGATGCGGTTAATCCTAATCCACCTTCACCAAGGACAGGCAA